CTTTTTGATACCTAACACCACCAGGTAAAGCAGTTGGATATGGCGAACATATTTGTTCTTTAAGATATTCTTTAAGCATATGTCCTCTAAAAACATATGATGTGTGATTAAATAAATTAAAAAATCCATCAACATCATCCATTTGTTTATTATAATTCATCAATTCACCATTATTATTTACAAATGGTGAAAAAGTTTTTTTGGGAAATAATTCAGGATAAACGTGATTTAAACAAAACCACATATTAGTGTTTCTTAAATTTAAATTACTATTTGACATAGAAACAAATCCCCAAGGAACATCATAGGTTTCACCATTTAAATAAAAATTTTCCATACGAATACCATTAATTAAATTTGCATTGCAAACTGGCATCCATTTTCTTTTAAAATCTGTTTGATGATTTGTACTAGATAAACCTATGTAATCAAATAAATGATTTATTCTTTGTGGAGAAGCGTAAGATAAATCATCCACCTCTTTATCATCTTCATCTGCTATTAATGTGATATTGTGATTTGATAAGTTTTGACATAACATACTTGCTGTCAACCAACCTTGTATATTATCACCTACTATTACTATTTCCATTTTAACCTCAATTATAATCTATGTTAATGTTTATTCTATATTTAGTATCTGTTTGAGAAATAGATTGATGCTCTAAAGAACCGTCAAATAATAATAAACTATTTTTTATAGATTTAAATGTTTTGTTTTTAAATCCTGTTTCACCATTATTTGTATTTACTGAATATAAAGCAACCTTATGTTTCTCATTTGGTAAATCAGTATGAAATCCAAATTTAATTTTTTTACCTCTATTTGTAAATAAATTTGCTTTAATTCTAATTAAATTATTATAATTTATATGACCTAATAGAGGCATAATAATATTTTCAAAATGTGGACTACGAATTCCATCATCTCTATAATAAAATAGATGAACAAAATTGAACGTATTTAAGTTTTGATTGTCTTTATTAGAATTAACAAAATTCATAAAATACCAAGGAAAACTATCCGAGGTTAATATGTTTTCTATTCTATCAGATTGATCTTTAGATAAAAGATTTAAAGTTTGTTTCATAAATCATAACAAAAAAATATAAAAAATTAAGAACCAGCAGTAATTCCAGTTACTATTTCTGAAGTACCGTCTCCTCCAAATCCACCTCTTACAGATGGTGAGTTAAAACCAGCTCCACCGTCACCTCCAGAAACTGAAATTGTTCCACCCCAAGTGCTTGTTACAGCAGCAACTTTAACAACGCCTCCTCCAGAGCCGCCTCCGCCGCCACATTGGTGTTGTGCAAAATCTCCACCGCCACCACCATTAGCAGATATAGTTCCTGTTCCAGAAAATTGACCACCACATACAATCCAAATTACTCCACCTGTACCATTATCACCTGCTTGACCGTGTGGACTATGATTTCCTCCTGCAGGATTACCTGCACCAGATGAGTCTCCGTTAGCAGTTGCGTCACCGCCTTTTCCGCCCCAATCTTGTCCAGCTTGACCATTTGTGTTAGTATGAGCACCGCCGCCGCCAGAACCGCCACCAAAACATCCAGCACGACCGCCATTACCACCGTATCCATTAGTGTTACCTGTTCCTCCGCCACCACCACCTGGTGCTTCGGAAGCAGTATTTCCTGCTTGTCCTATGTTATTACTATTTCTTCCAGTTCCGCCTGTTCCACCTTCTCGTGGAATAGAAATAATAACTCCATTACTTGAAATGTCTGTTTGATTTGCAACAGCTGTTCTTAATGCAGTACCGCATCCTGAAAAAGCAGATCCATCATTTGTTAATGATTCAGTAGAACCTGATTTTAATAATCCTAATCTTAAACCTGTTGTTTGAACAGCAGCACTATCAGATCCACCAGAAGTTTGAGGATTTGCAAAAGCACCTCTTTGTGTCATAGTTAAAGTGCCGTTTATTGCACAATTACCTTGTACATAGAAAAACATACCTCTACAAGGTTGATCAGTAGAAACCGTATTACCACCTGCAATAGTCAATGTAGTATATTGTTTTAATACGTAATCACCATCGTAAGATCCGTTTTTATTTGGTACCGTAAAATTTGTGCTCATTTATTTTCCTTTTAATTATTTATACTATGGAGTACCTGCTCCGTCTGATCCATCTCCAAAATAGTTAAATGCTTGAGTTGATAAAGAAAACGCTCTAGCAGTAAAGTTTGAAGCAGTATCATATGCTTGTACCGTGAAATTATATGTTGTTTCTGAACCAGTAGGAGTTCCTGTTATAGCACCTGTTTCACTATATAAAGAAACACCTGGTGGTAATCCTCCAGCTGAAATAATGTAATCTATATCTCCACCTTCAGGATCGGATGCAACTAAAGTTACCGTACTCATAGCACTTCCTATACCAATAGTACCTAAAGAGCCAGCACTTGTTGTCCAAGTAGGGTTAGCATTAACATTAATTTGATCAGCAAGAGTATTTGCTAATCCAGAACTATTTGTAACTTTAACATCATATGGCTCTTGTGCATTTGAGAAATTTGAATTTGTTACCACGGTTGTAATTTGAGTATCACTATTTCTTGTTGTAGAAGCTGGAGAAACCTCAGTTCCTGTATCACTTATAAAAGTAACCGATGGAGATGTTGAAAAGTTTGAACCAGTAATAACGATGGTAGTTGAAGTATCACTTTCATTTAAATTTGTTACATCAACACTAGATACGGTAGGAGGTGCGTCAACAGCAATCCAAGTTGTACCATTATAATATTCCATTAATGCTAAAGTTGAATTAAATCTAAATCTCGCTTGTTCATTTACTCTTTCACCTGTTGTACCAACTGGCATTTTTACGCCATTTGTACCTGTGAAAGAAGTATTTTTATTTGTAAAATCGTTTAAATTACTCATATCTTATTACTATTTATTAATTATTTTCTATTAATTTCCATCCGTTTGTAGCACCTGTATAAACTAAACCAATTGAGGCATTTTCTGTTGATACAACCATATTTTCAGAAAGTCCCATAATTTTTAATCCATTTCTACCTATTGTAAAGTTATTAGTATCAAAAGTTGCTGATAAATCTAAAAATCTAACTTGATCTCCTGCTTGAGGAGCAGCAGGTAAATTTAATGTTACTACACCACCTGAAGTATCTACAAAAATTCTATCATTTGAAGCAACCGTATCTCCTGTATCTGAATTAGTTTTAGTAGTCCAAGGATTACCACCACCTAAACCAGTCCATTGAGTGCCATTATAACCTTCCCAAGTTACTAAAGATGAGTTATATCTAATTGCACCTGTGTATAAATCTCCGCCTGTAGGTCTTTCTGCTGTTGTACCAGTTGGTGGAACCCAAGCACCTGTTCCTGCTTTATCTCTAGTTAAATAACCTTTAATAGCATTTTCAGTTGGTATAGCAGTATTAGAATTACCTGATAAAGTTTCATCTGTACTAAACTCATTAATTGTTGCACCTAACTCAGCACCAATAGAACCAAGTTGTAATTCTGATAAACCTGAAAGGTCAAAAGCGTCTGCGTTAAGAGTTGCAATACCTGTTGATTGTTGAATACGGAATAAATCACCTACTCTAAAGTCACCTTTTTGGTCAGTTGATGTAAAGTAAACACGACCACCTAATAACTCATTAACTTCGTCTGATTGATCAGCAGCCTGTGATGGACCACCTGGATAATTAGATGTTGTAAAGTCACCAGTACCTATATCTAGGAAATCGTGTCCAGTTAAACGAACATTTGAAAAGTTAGAAGTAATATTTCCTACTTCAGCGTCATCTATCGGTCCTGCAACCGTTGTAACGTGTTCAGTTAAACGTATAGTAACCGTTTCAGCAGTTGTATCTTCTTCAGTTACAGCATTAACTCTGTAATAATTAGAATTTCCTTGAAACTTAACATTTGTTCCTACTGAAATTAATCCAGCTGAATTTAATGTTGTAGTACCTGATCTTACAGAAATAAGAGGACCAATTTGACCTGTCTGTGCGGCTGAACTATCACCAAATGAACTATCTAAAGAAACTTGGAATGTAGAAGAATCTTCTTTTGTGATTGTTACGGTTTCACCTTGTTGAAAGTTACCTGAAATATATCTTATATGTAAATAATCTAGTGAAATATTTACCCTAAAAATTGTGGCAGTTGCACCTGAAGTAACACCTTCAATTCTAGCAGTTCCTGAACCACTAGTACCTATACTATCTGCAATATCACTTTCTGTTGCAGCCCCAACAAAACCTGTTGCATTATATTTTAACATCTGTCCGTTACCAACAACACCTACAGGAGTTTCTGTTGCTAAAGTACCTGTTGCCTCAGCACCTATTTCTCCGTAAGCAGATGAGCAGTTTAGACCTCTAATAAATCCACCTGATTCTGCGAAGAATGATTTATCACAATAATATGTGAAGATAGAAACCATCTCACCACGACCACCACCTAATGCGTGAACACCACGGCCATCAGAGTTTATTTGTGTAAAGTCATTTGCAAGAATGGATTTATTACCTGCACTATGTAAAAGTCCGTCAATTTGAATACCAGTTGCGCCTGCATTAATAGATGAAGCATTTTGAATGTAAGGTGAAGCAGTAGTAATTGAACCACTAGGATCTAATGATACAACAGCAGCCTTACTAGTACCACCAGCACCTGGTGTGCCAGTTAAACCTTTCATTGACATTTGTACAAGGTTTGTAGTATTGTTCATTAAGAACATATTAGAAGCATCATTGTTTTCTAAAGCAGTTACATTTAATACTAAATTACCACCATTACCAACTGAAGCAGCTGGAATAGTTACCGTATCTGATACAGCAAAACCAGTACCACCGTGATATACGGTTACGGATGTAGCTGCGCCACCTGATACCGTAACATTAAATACAGCAGAAGCGGCAGTTCCGCTACCTGAAGTTGCGTTAGGGTGAACGTAATTATATGTTCCGTTAGTTGCACCACTAACATTTGTATTAATTGAAACCGTTTTAATTTGAGAACCTGTACTAGTAGCAGGTCTAACTTCCGTACCTCTTAAAGATTCACCTTGTACCGTAACTCCAGCAGGAACTCTTAAAGGTAAATTTTCTCTATATACACCATTTTTAACATAAACAACATCACCGACTGAAGCAGATACAACCGTTATAGTTAAATTTGATGAACCTCCTAAACTAGAACCTGGAAAAGTAATAACATCACCAGCTGCGTGACCTGATCCACCATTTATAATAGTAACGGTAGGTGTTGATGAACCATCTGTTGTAACTCTAATTGATGTTCCACTACCAGAACCTGTTGATGATGTCATTTGAACACCAGAGTAAGTAGCAGGAGTTCCTCCTGTACCACCTGATATTGAATCAAAATCTACTACATCTCCAGAGGATGCAACTGACAATGCTTTATTAATTGTTTTAAAAGGTAAAAATTGTGTACCTGGATTTGTATCTGAACCAGAGTTTGCAACATATAATACGTTTGCACCTTCAGGAGCTGACCAAGATGGATCAACTCCATCAGTTGTTAAAACAGCACCAGATATTCCTATAGGTAATCTTTCTGAAGTAGCAGCACCTTGTATTATTATATCACCTCTTGTATTTAATACAGCACCAGAGTCTCCTTGTGCAATCAATTGCCATTTAGTTGCGTCTGAATCTGGTGATACTCCTGCCACTCTATCTTGTATTGCAACATAAGTTGATGAAGTTAATCTTACAACATCACCTATATTATATGTTGTACCAGCGTCATAAGCATTTCTATAATTAAATCCTTCTATGTTTAATGTCCAATAAGATGAATTTACCGTTCCATTTGCGTTTGATGGATATTGACTTGAATGATTAGCAATTGCAACATAATTGTTACCACCGTATTGTACCGTATCTCCAGTTTTATATGCTGTACCGTGTGAATATGTACCTAATGCTTTAAATCCTGTTGTTACTACATCCCAATAAGCATTATCTGTTGGTGTTTGACCAGCAGCAGGTGTAGCGTTTACATAAACATATGTGTATCCACCATAAGTTACAACATCACCATCTTGGTAAGTTGTACTTCCATTATAACTATCTTCCCATTGTAAACCTTCAGTAAATACTTGCCAATTTGAACCAATAGCAAAAGAGCCACCTGAAGTATGTTGTAAAATACAACGATACTGAAAAGCACCGTTTTTAACTAAATCATTTAGTTTGTAAAATGTAGAACCAGCCCAATCACCTTTAAAAAATAATCCTTCAGTATGTAGTTGCCATTTTGAGGCAGATAAATCTGTATAAAAGTTTGCTACTGAAGATTGAGATGTATGATTAGCGATAGCAACATATGTGTTACCACCGTATTTTACAATGTCGTCAATTAAATAAGCAGTAGAAACCGCCCAATCACCACGCCATTTAAATTTTAGTCTACCTAGTTTGAAATCTGCCATATTTAACCTTGTTTATTGTACTATTTATACGCTATAAGTGGTAGAAGCTGATGAATAAGTTGAACTTTCTGCCGTTGTAAAATCATCACTTCCTATTGCCGTTAGAGCGTGCCCTACATTTTCCCTTTTAATTAAATAACCGTCTGAATCAATAAAGTATGTTGCGTCTCCATCTTCAAAAATGTACTGCTGGTACTTATCAGTCGTATTATTTTTGTCTTTTTTATCTATTTTTCCTACTGCTATTGTTGCACCATTTGATGGTTTTATGTTAAAAGTCAAAGTAGGACTTGTATAAGTAAAATCTCTTCCTTCTACTTGTTTTATATTGTTTACAAAAACTTGTAATCTGTCTTTATTTAAAGGTGGTTCACTAACGGTAAATGCAACCGTTGAACCATCGCCTGTAAAATATTCTATTGATTGAAAAGTTGTATTTTCATCTACATATGCACCACTTGTTGGCAATTGTAAATCTGTAGGAACACCACCTGATACATCAATTATATCTGCATTATCTTTATTAACTTTAGTATAGTATAATAATCCTTCAGTTGTTCTTCTCAATGCGTGAAAACTCTCTTTACCTTGTTGCGATTCTGGTGCTACAAATCCTGATAAGTATGCCATTAACTAATCTCCAAAATACTAGCATAAACTTCAACATCTGGAGATGAAGAGTCTGCGTTAACCTCGGCAACAATTCTTAAAATATCGTTAGGTTCTAAATTTATAGGTTTATCTAAAATTAAAGTATTTTCAACAGGAACTCTTAAAGATTTACCTATGTGATAAAAAGTTGAACCACCATCAGTAGTTACTTTCACATCAACATTTGCCTCGTTAGTTGAACTTTTATTTGATATATAAACAGCGTGAATTACAGCATAAGTTGATCCACCTGCTGTATATAAGTTTGCACTAGAATTATCTGTGGTGACCACAGCCATTCCTGCGTTTTTAAATGTGCTTGCCATTTATATAATTATCCTCCAAATACAATAGAGTATGCTAAAGCATCCCCGTCCATTGCAACCGTACCTGACTGATTAGGTAATGTGATTGTTCTATCAGCAGTAGGTTCTGCAACCGTTAAAGTTGTTTCATAAGCATTTTCAACAGCACCTTCAAAAATTAAATCTGCACCGTTTAAAGTAATGTCGTTTGTAGTTACGGCACCTGATCCTGTAACTGCTTGTAAAGTTACAGCACCTGCACCACCAACTTCTTTTACAACGCCACCAGATGTTTTAGTATAAAACTTACCATCTGTTACATTCATTGCCAATTCACCAGCTTCTAATGCACCTGAACTAGGAATTTGACTTGGTGTTTCTGATCTTTTAATTTTTATTACGGTTGACACTAGAACGATCCTCCATCAACGGTTGTTACCGTTACTGCGCCTGAAGAAACCGTGAAATTGTCTGAACTAAAAGACGCAATACCTTTGTTTGAAGCAGTAGCGTCTTCACCTGTAATTGTTAATGTGTTATTGAAAGCAGTTGTATTAATACCTTCACCTGCTAAAAATTCTAATGCACTACCTATTGTAACCGTACCTTGTGATGAACCCTCATCAGCAAATCTAAAGTCTTCAATTTTAGCACCGTCAATACTACCTGCTAACATAGCATTTGTAATACCTAATGCCTTAACTCTTAATGCGTCTGAATTAACTTCAATTGAACTATCGTCAACTGCAACATCTAATTGATTACCTGATTTAGTTAAAGCTGCACCTGCTGTAATTTGACCTGCACCAGAGAATTGTGCTACATCTAAAGCAGTTGTACCAAAAGTAGGAGAACCTGTA